GATTGCTTTTCTCCGTCAACCCTCCAAAGTGCGCCTAATTCACGCTTGCTCCACTCGCTTTTGCTAGTAGTTTCTTCTTCGGTAATGATTTGTCCGTTGATATTTTCTTCGCTCATAACTTCATTTATTGATTTTCAAACCGTCCTTCNACGCTTTTCCAAAAAGCCTCAGGACCAAGGGAAGCATAACGTCCCTTCAGTTTCTTGTAAAGTCTTTTTTGTNTCGGATTAGGATTTTTTTTATCGTATCCAATGAGATGCCTTATTCTCTTGGCCGTGCTCCCATTCATGCTTTATGATCTAGAAAAAACCAATTTTTTCCACAAAAATGTTGACAATCTCCTTTTTTCGATTAAAATGGGCTTTATGAAACTGACTAATAAACAGAAGTCGGCGTTAAAAATGATCCGTAACTCTAGAGGGCGCTTTTTCGGTCTCTATACTACGCAAGGAGACGTAATGAACGCCCAGTTTGTAAACGAAACCCCCGATTATATCAGGGTTTATGACCGCAACAACTACCAAACCCGCCAGTTGGCGAAAAGCAGTGTTGCAAAGGTTAACCTTGGTTGATCCAGCGCTAGTGGTTTAACCCCTCAAAGCCCGCAGAGAAATCTGCGGGTTTTTTATAGCTTTATTTTCTGAGACCCCTTTAAAATAGCCTTTGAAATATTGGGCATTATTTCAGACAGAATCTTTTTGTTTAAAGCTTCTGTTTTGTTTTTCTCTGCTTTAAGCTGGCTGACAATCCCGCGCAGATAAGCAAAATCAAACTCCAGCCCAATGTCATTGTCCTTAATTCTATTTTTAATCCTTTTTAATTTCATCCACAAGAGTCTACGTAGGCCTCTCTCGTCAAGTTCTTTGAGAGTAAACGGTTCGTCAACCAGAGACAAAATGTCGGGATGCAACATCAGATTCGCTTTGTCAGAAGCCGCCCCCTGAAACCCCATCGAGGACTGGCTGCTCGAAATAGCGCTTGTAAGAAAAATCTTACAGTTGGTGAAATCAGCCACCTCTCCATTGCTCATCTGTAATTTGCCATGCTTGAATATTTGACTGAATAGGGGAATGGCTAAATTGTCAACTTTGTGAAAATCATCTATGATTATCACGCTGTTAGGGGTAATTAAAATCTTTTCACAGATGGACGTATTGTTGCCCTGTGTCGTAGCTATTTTATGAGGAGCAAAGGCGTCAGCAAAATGAACTCCGTTGTAGGACAATACATTGACCCCATGTTTTTGAAGACTGTTCTTTAAAAGATCAGTAAAATACGATCTGCCGCTAAATTCGGGGCCGCTAATGACAAAACAATCAGGGGAAGAGAAATTGTCTGACTTTCTTATCCCCATCCCAGAGAGTATTATTTTCTCTTTCAGTCTGCTTAGCATTTCTTTCTGGCCCACTAACGAAGTTAGGCTTCCGAAAACTTGAGAAACGATTTTCCTGTTATTCAAGGGATTCCTCTTCTTGTCAAAGAAATCTTTTAAGTGACTCAACTTAACTTTCGGGTGCTCGTTGTTAACCTTCTCGGTCCATTTTTCCAAACTAGTGTTTAGCTTTTCAAGCAACTCTGTGTGATCCTTTTGGGGATCTAACGCAGCCTCTACCGTTTTCATTTGGATAGTTTTAATGGAGGGGCTAAGGTGCCAAAAATTTACCTTTGCTTGAGCGCCACAATGGTCAATAACATCGATGGCTTTATCGGGATAGAATTTATTAGGAATGTATTTTTCGCAATAATCAATGACATTACTTAAGAAGCTTTTGCTGTATTCTACTACATGAAAATCTTGATAATATGAAATTATTGTGGGCAGAATTTCTTCCATCTGGAACCTAGAGGGCTCCCTGATGATTACCCTCTCAAATCTACGGTCTAGGGCCGTATCTTTTTTGATTGTATTGGTATATTCATTAATCGTTGTAGCTCCTATGCAACTAATGGTTCCTCTGGCAAGTTCTGGTTTAAGAATATTAGAGGCCTCTAAAGAATTGTTGGTGACCCCGCCTGCTCCGACCAAGGTGTGAACCTCATCAATAAATAAAATAAGATTCGTATATTTTTTTGCCTCCCTAATGAAATCCTCCAACCTTTTTTCAAACTGCCCCCTATACTCCGTCCCAGCAACCATGCTAGATAAACTAACCGAATAAATAACCTTGTTGGCAATAAGTTCTGGAGCATCTCCAGCGACAATTTTTAAAGCCAAGCCCTCCACCAAAGAGGTCTTTCCTGTCCCCGCTGGCCCCACAAGAATCGCATTGGGCTTCTTCTTTCTGCACAGGATAGTTGCCAGCTCGTCAATTTTCCCGTCGAAATCCACAATCTTATCAAACTCTTTGTTTACTGCCTTTAGGTTTAGATTTTCTGCAAACTGAGAAAGAATCTCGTTTTTATCAAACATATCAATCCAGTCTTCTGGCGTTTTTTCAAACTCAAAAGAACTGCTCGTCGCCTCAGGTTCAACATCTTTAATTGCCAAGGAGCATTCTGTTATTAATGCCAAAACGATGGCATCCGCCTCCTCATCCCCCTTTGGATAGGCCGACTTTATGGCCTTGGGGCAGTGGGTATCATCAAAAAATGTCAGTAATATTACCTCTGGGGGAAGGTAATCGAGACCAAAAGTGTTTTCCGCTATATCTTCAGCGTCCTTTAATAGCTTCCTAATGTCTGCCTTAAGCCTTCTTGTGGGGTTTTTGTTTTCCCTTTTTTTAATTAAAACATCCCTAGATTCTACCAATAATATTTGAGGGTCTAAGCGGAGATTTTTAAAAATAGAAACACAAGAATGGGCAAGGTCATTTATAAAACAATGGAAGAATAAATCGACATCAACCCCGTTTCTTTTGACGACAAGAGAAAGGTCTTTTGCTTTCTCTAAAACCCTCTCTAGATGTGGAGTAAGAGGGAGATTAGGCACTCTTCACCTCCCTAAGCTTCATATAAATGTTTGTTTTCACAGGGTCTATCGTGTCCACAAAAAAGGCGTCCCTGCTCTTAGAGCCGTTAAGAACTACAACCTCGCTTTTTCTTACTTTATTTGTTTTTAAGAAATTAGTAAGCTTTTCTTCTCTTGAGTTATCCATAAATAAAAATTTCTTTGTAGCGGTATTATCAGACAATAATAATATCATATACTTATTACCATTTTGAGAGGTTTTAGTGAAAAAATCTTTTATTTGTCCCACCACCTGAAAGCTCTGCCTCTCACCCAAGCTTTCTATTTCCCTAAGGTCTTGCAAAGAAGAAAACTTATCTTTAAAGCAGTCCCTTAAGTCATGAGAATAGCTATATCCCAACAACTTGGTTTCATACGTCCACTTGGCAAACTTTTCGTGGTCTCTGTTCTGATTGTATATTTTTTTGTATCCTTGAAACTTGTCTTTAAAAGTATTAAATCTTTTTTCAGACATAATAGGCTTATTGTCGTCACCTAAAGTTTGTTTTTCTATAACCTCTGAGATGGCGCCAAGGATATCATAACCAAATCTTTCCCCTATCTTTGCAAAATTTCTTTTCTCTCTATCGGTTAACAAGTTGAATGCTTGGGCCTCAAGGACCAGACGAGTTCTATTGCCGCCAGCATGATCCATTGTCCCCGCTTGAATTAGGGATGCTAAAATGCCAATATTTATCCCGCATTGTTTTGCCGCTAAAAATACCTCATATTTATTATTAAATAATAGACCCCTGAAATCCACAAGGCTTTGCAAAGACTTGAGGGAGATCCCCTTAATGCTGTTTAAGCCATATCTAATGTTCCCCTCCTCGACCTTGAAGTGAAAGTCCGATTTAAAAAGACAGGGGGGGAGCATCTTCATGCCAAAATCTGACAACTCTTCAGTAACGCCAGCTACCGTAAGGAGGGGTTCTGGGTCAAACTCCGCACACTCCAAAACAGACAGGAAAAACTCTTGAGGGTGCTTATGTTTTAAGTAAACAGTTTTGGCCGCCAAATCAGCATAAGCAAAACTATGTGATTTGTTAAAAGAATAGTGAGAGGCGGCGATCAATGAGTCCCAATAGAAATCACTAATCCCTTCATCTAGCCCTTTTTCTTCTCCTGCGCTATAAATTCTATCTTTCCACTTGGGCATTTCGTCAACCTTCTTTTTACCCACAATCCTCCTTAAGATTTCAGCCTCTTCAAGAGATAGTCCAAACACTCTGTTCGCAATTTGCATTAATTGCTCTTGGTATAAAATAACATTTTTAGACCATGATAAAATCTGGTCAAGTTCTGGATGCAAATCGAGAGGGGCGGGGGCGCTCTTTTGAGTTTTGTATGTATCAACAAACTGAAGGGCCGCAGGTCTGGCAAGAGCCACCACATCAGAAAGCTCATTTATATCTTTCGGTCTTATCTCTTTGCAGACCCTAAAATTGGTTTCTGCTGATATTTGAAAAAGGCCCACTGGGTGTCTGAAGTCCTGTAAAACCTCATAAATAATCGGATCGCTAGAATCAATGTCTTCAATATCTATCCCGACCTTTTCGCAGGTTTTATGTGCGATTGTTAGGGTTCTGAGCCCCAAAATGTCAAATTTAACCATAAGATCAGCAACGTCTGACATGTCATAGCCCGTCACCAAATCACCATCCTTGGTTCTTTGAAGAGGAACCACCCCCTCTATCTTCTCACAACAAATAGCAATACCAGATGGATGAACCCCCGTGTTTTTAGGGAGGCCCTCTATTTTTAGAGCGTTTTTAAACGTTTTCTCATGTTTTTTAGCCCATGTTTTAAATTTGCCGTTCTCCTCTCGCGCTGTTTCTAGAGGGAAAACCGTGCCGTGCAGCTTGGGTATCATATCGGATACTTGATTCGCCCCATCTTCGTTAGCTTCATCAAAATATTTTGTCGCCTCTCTAATGCAAAGCTTTGAACTAAAGGTGTTGAAAGTTAGGATCTTAGCCGTCTTCCCTTCATGTTTGCGCTCAATATATTGAATAACCTTTTGTCTCTGCTCGTAAGATATGTCAGAATCCACATCGGGTAAAAGGCTCCCCACTAGGAACTCTTTACCTCGTTTGTCTGTTACTTTTTTAGCCCTTGATTTCGATACGAATCTCTCAAAGAAAAGATCGTGAGGGATGGGGTCAATATTAGTTACCCCAAGGAGAAATAAGACGAGAGAGCCCGCAGCAGAGCCCCTTCCAGCGCCAGTAGGTATGTCGTGCTCATGACAAAAATTTAAAACATCCCAATTTAATAAAATATAATCGGTAAATCCAAGCTCTTCGAAGGTCTCTAGCTCTTGTTTTGTTCTTTCGAAATACGCTTGTTTGTTTTCGTGTTTAGTGATTCCCTTTTCCCTTAAACCCTTCCTAGCCAGCTCATATAATATCTCCTTCGTAGAGCTATTGGGGCTAAGGCCAATCTCTTCTAGCTTTTTAGCGTCAACGACTGTTTTAGGGAGTTCTACTCCCGCAGGTTCGCAATCGTCATAAGGGGTGAAGTCGTCAAACATTACAAGTCCATGTGTTTTTTAAGCTTTAAAAAAACCTTGAAGCACATTTGAACATCGTAAAGTCCATCGTGCAATTTGCTCTCATCAAAATCTATATCAAAAAACTTTAAAAGCTGGTTTTGTGAGGCCTTGGCCTTCAAGCTGCGATCATTAATGATTTTATACTGCCAGCTCAAAAAATCTCCCTTGGGTTTTTGGAGTTCCTCTCTGTATGCCTTCCCCAAGGCCCGAGTATCGTAAATTCTAGACAAATAAGAATAGTCTGGCTGTTGGCCAAGAAGACGCTGCAAAATCGCAATCATGTAAACATCAAACCCTAATAAATTTTGACCAACAATGATGTATTGGGGGTCGAATAGGTGTTTCTCAAACTTGCTCCAGACCGCCGACAAGGATTTTGATTTGCTATTATATGAGTCCCAATCAAATCCTGTAATATTTTTAACAACGGTGGGTATGTTTAACTCTTTGTGAGCGATAAACTCGTCATGGGTTTCAAGGATCTTGTTTCCTTGGCATACTATCCAAGATAGCTGCCACGCCTTAGAGGAAAACAAATTTAATCCCTCTGTTTCTGTGTCAAAGACAATATATTTTTGATTACTTGGTAACATTTTCTAAATAAGATTCATAACAGAATTCATTTGAGCAAAAATCATTTAACCTAGGATTGCTAAAAGAAGGNACCCTTCCTTGTTGGCGGTTACATACCGCTTTATACATTTGAAACGCCTCAAAATCATCCTTGTTTTTATAATAAATACTCTTAGCCCTTTGTGTTGGAACTCCAAACCTTTTAAGGGCGCTNCTTATCTGGAAATCAAAGGGGTGGTCGTTTTGCTCTTCTAAATAAAAATGATCGAAGTCGTCTAGCGATAAATCACAAAGCCCAAAATGAAAAAGATTATTAAAAATATAAGAATCGTAAAAAGGGACTCCAATGCTTATGTCGTCTAGTTCTGCCGCCCTTATCTTAGATAAATTGAGACATTCCCCCTCAGAGGTGAAACACTTTGTGTATAGGTTTCTCGCCTCCATTACTCCTTTGTTGTTTTTGGGAAAGAAAATTAATTTACTGGGAGTCTCTGATAAATTCGACTGAACAACAGGAAGTCTGACTCCATATATCATGGGAACCTCAATCTCTAAGAAGGCCTGATTAATAACCCTAAACCCATAGAAGCTATCCTCGACTAAAACCATTTTTTTGACATCGCCAGTCTGGGCAATGTCCACCAAATCTTCAACCCTCAAGAGAGAGCGCCCGATGCTGTAGGTGCTTTTGAATAAAGGTATCACTCCTATAAATTACAGGAGACCAGTCGTCTTGTCAAAGGAAAAAGCGGGGCATCCGTCATATTTTACCTTCTCTATCTTAAGACCCTTCGTCTTTTTTTTCTCAAGATCCTTCTTGTGGTCAGCAGACGCTACCCTTTCCCCCTTTTTGTCTACTAAGACATAGTATTCTCTAGCAAACTTAAACGGGCAATACCACATAGGGTTGCCATCTTTTTTAAGTTGACCAGCACGTTCTGCTCTGCCGCAAACCACCCTACCAGCAAACCCGTCGTCTCTCCCTAGGTAGCCCTTATCGTGAGCCAAGTTCTTAGAGGCGGCATCTACATTAAAATTATTAATAATTTGCTGAACTTCAGTTAAAAAATATTCAAACCCTTCAAGCTCGTCCTCGTCTAGGGGGTCCATTTCGCAACATCCATCATTATTGCAATCAAACTTCACAAATAAAAACTCCATCTTCCTTTTAAGAAATTCAGGATACAAATGTTTGACCGCCAAACAATACATTAAGTTCTGCATGTTGTCGGTATATTCTTTGCCAGAAAATACCTGCTTAGATGTTTTAAAATCTCTAATAAGGGCCGTTCTTTTCCGCTTAAATAGAAAAAGCTTATCTATAAACCCAAGAATGCGGTAGCTCTTCCCCTCTTCATTAACCGATATGTCAAAATCCTTTTCACTAATAGACTTGGTGGGTTTCCCGTCTTTGTCCCCAAAGAAGTCGCAGTTAAGCCCCTCCACTGTCATTTGATTTATGAGATCTAAATTGGCAAAATCGTCTATCTTGTGTTTTTTTGCGTAGGCCTCTATCATCCTCTTCACTGGAGGGGAGGCAAAAGCGTTTTGAGTTTTGACTATCCTAGTATAGTGTTTCTTGTGCTTTGGATTCCCCAAACTTTCAAACACAGCGTGGCAGATGGTCCCCCTAAGGCTTCCCTCATTTGATGTATCGGGGAGCTTTAGGTGATACTTACACCAGTATTGCCACGAACACATCTGAAGTGTCTTTATGCGTGACGCTGATAATGGCTTGTTTTCAAAGGTCTCCATAATGAAAATTATTCTTCTTTATAAGTTTTTTGAATGAAGAAGAAAAATTCTTGTTTACTCCTCTTTGATCCATTCCTCTGGCAACATCAATTACTTGAGACATGGAGTCTTGGTGTTTTAGATTATAGCACGACTCAATATATTTGTCTATTTGTTCTTGATTCATTTCNCCAAAATCATTCTCTTTGGGGGGAGCGAAATAAATAGATTCAAAATCAATAGAATTAACAAGTTTGAATATCGATTTTATAGCTCCCTCAAACCCCCTGTTTTGCGAAGAAAAAGAGTCATTGTTAAATGATATAAATATTTTTTTAAGTGGCAACAATGCGAGACGAGAAATGAAACGCGGAGAGATGCTCAGGCCAAAGGAAACTAAAACATTTTTTACTCCATTGTCATACAACGACAAACAGTCGCCTATAGATTCTACTATATGAACAGCCTCTTTTTCTTCAATAGCTTCCTTGACTTTATCTATGTTGTAATAAGGAAAAAACCAACCCGACGCTTTGCCCATGTGAAGCCACTTGGGCCTCTCGTCTTCCGTGACCTTGCGGCCTGAGAACCCATGAATGCGCCCATCTTTTCTAAACACAGGAAAAATGACTCGCTGATACATTTTACCAGACATGGCTAACCCACATTGAAAGTCTTCAAGAGTCTCCCTGCTGACCCCTTTTTTAAGATAAAAATCATGGTGCGGCAAAAGCCTGCTTAAGGCCTTGGAGGGATATGTTTTTTCTTCTTTCAATAAATTTTTTTGTTTAATTCTACGGCCAGCGCCCGCCCCTTTGTCGTCTTTAAGGTAATGTTTTACAACGTTCGGATCTTTAGTGTTTAAAGTTTTTTGTAATAACGCTTCAAACGGCATGAACACCGAGTCTTCAACATAATCTTTCCAAACCCCAGTGTCTTTATAGATTTGCAAAGCAGTTGTATTGTCGCCAGAGCGATAAACCGCGTTTGTCCTCCAGTATGACCCGTGATCCTTGAGTCTATACCCAAGGTTTTCTAAGACCTCTTTATAATCCATAGATCAGTCATGCTCTTAAGTTAATTGGTATCTCTTCAGATTCATTGCTTATAACTGCAATGCCCTCTCCGTTAAAGGCATCAACTATATCTTGTAGATCCCCGCGCTCAGCTATTCTAAAGCTTTCAATATTTAAATTAATAAAATTCTGCTTCTTAGTGCCGTCTGGCATCTCAACTGGATGAATCGCCCGTAGCGCACTTTTCCCAAGGTGTCTTGCTTTAAGGTTTATGAGTTTATGTGTCCCAAAATTAGCTCCCTCCTCATGGATCTCTTCCGCCACCTTTCTCCTAAGCAAGAACAGGTGCGAGCAGAACTGAGTAATACCGTCAGAGAGAGATACAACGCTCTCGTCGTCCACAATTGCTCCTGCTCCTCGATTGCTCGTAATCCCGAGTCTATTAGACTGAACTGAAGTTAACATCGACACGCACGGTTTCCCGTCAAATGCTAGATCGCGATGTATGGTTTGTTTAAACTTGTGAACCATATAAGAAACCTGCTGCCAGCCGTCAATTTTACCAAGAGTCCCGAAATCGCTTTTAATATAATCAAAGCCAAATATTAAAGGGTTGCCTCGCCCAATCTTAGAGAAATAGAATCTTTTAAGCAGAGAGCACATTTCATCTGGAGACATACCAGCAACATTTTCGTAATAAAATTTTAAATTCTTTATCTTCCCCCACGCCGCCCTCACTTTTTGGACAACCTCCTCCGAAGACCAATCTTTATATGAAGTTGTTCTCCATTTTCCCGTTTGCAAAAGCCAAACAGGAATGCCTGTCATCGCAGAGCACTGTCTGAATATAAGTTCTTCTTCGCTCATCTCCCCATTATCAAAATGAAGAACAGGGACATCGTATTGAGCAGAAACCTTTGTGGTGTAGTCCATGCAAAAATTGGTTTTACCCACTCCCGCTCGCGCAACTATAACAGAAATGTTTCCCGCCAAAAGCAGTGAACCATACATCTCGTTGACTCTGGGGTGTGGCCCAAGCATCCCGAAGTCTTCGACGGGATTGTTCCCCCTCTCCTCTATCACCTCTTCCATTATTTCAAAGAGGTTGATAGGGCCTCCCTCTGTCATCTCAAAATCCTTTATGTTTTTATTATAAAGCTGATCCGATTTATCTATAAGCTCCCCATACTTTAAATTTGGGTCCGCATTCTTGACAAAGGAGGCCACCTTCTTGCAGCTCATATAAATCTCCCTGCGAGCGGAATATTTTTTCAATTCTCTTACCGAGGATATGGTAATCTTTTCAGGGATTTTATAAAAAGCTAAAGAGAAAATGTATTCTGAAATGTCAATGCTGTCAGGAAAGCTCGCCCTTAATTGCTGAATCCTTTGGATAAGAATTGTTTCGTCTATGCTCTCAGCATTGTCTAATGCATTTTTTAATAATTTAAAAATTGAGATATTGACCTTGGAGTCTTCAGAATAAAAGTCGCTCTCGTTAAGAAAGGGAGAAATTTCCTCCCATATGTGTTGATGTTGGAGGATTCCGCTTAGAACCTTTTTCTCTAGATCGTAGGAAAATATCATAATCCCAATTCTTCGTCTTTTTTTCTTATCGCCATTTCAATTAATCTGCTAAGGGCCATTTCCACACAAGGATTTTCTGTCTTACTCGTCATGGTGGGGCAGCCCTCTTTGTTTACATATAACAGCAAAAAGCCCCTGTTGCCACCACTAACTGAGCCAGTGGAGTCAAAAATTTTATCAAGGAGCGACTGGGGTAATCCATGTTTCTCATCATTTTCTAATTTCATTTTAAGTGTTTTAACAGACTATTTTAAGTGTTTTAACAGACTGTAGGGGTAGTCATCTGACTCTAATATCTCTGACTCTAATACTCTGATTAATTTAATTTTATTAAGCTCACAAAAATACTCTTTTCTTTCGTCTCTTTTAAGCTGCTGCAAAAAGTTTTGTCTAGAGTTGGAGTGAAAAAATTTATTGAACTTATAGTGCTGATTGCCATCTACTTCTATGGCTATCTTTTGTGTAGCATTGTAGAAATCTAATGTCAAGCGCGTTCCTGCAACAGGGAACTCTTCAAAGACATAATCAGCAAACCAATAGCGTTTAATTTGATTTTTAACATCTTTTTGTATTCCACTTTTACACGTAGCATCCCAGTCAATTAAATACTTGCTGATGTTTTTAATTTTTTTCTCTCTACCATTTGTGCATAAGAAAATCATTTGCTTAAAATCTTATTTTTAACGAACTCTGTTAAAGAAAGAGTTACTTTTTCGTCTTCTTCTAGGAAATCATAAAGAGCTTGGCTACCTTGGTAGGCCTCCTTTGTCTCAAGGCCGTTTTCTTTGAGGTGCTTTAGTAATTCCTCATCAAGTTTATACCAAGCTCCTGATTGTTCAATGTAGCCCCACATTAAGAGCATGTCTATCACTTCCCTCTCAATCCAAATCGATCTGCCATTAATGCGCCCATGCTTAATGGGGTAGGTCACTATTTGCCCTGTTGTTTCATTTGTAGACTTACAGATAACAACCTTCGCATTATGTCCGAAGATTTTATTGTCGTGAGTTATCTGCTGATTTGGTTTTTCTAAAATCTTATCGCCTTTATTTTGTTTTTTAAATTCTAAAATCCAATCAGGATAATGAAGAATCGCATTACCCCCGCTACTGTTGGTCTGATTATTGGGGTCTTGTTTGGCATAAGGGTTAAGATTAATGTTGGTTCTTACTTGAGAAATCATGATGCACATATGACCAAACTTACTCATGCCCAAACTAATTCTCTTTAGGAAGTCAGAGGTCATAAGCGCTCCTCCNGCGACCTTTCTGGCTTCGCTACTGCTTTTCTCTAAATCTTCTTTAGTTATTAANCCGTCCATGCTATCNATAACTATACAAAACTTTTCTCTGTCTGGATTGTTGCGGAGAAGCCCTCTTAAAAAATCCACCATAGTGTCCATGATGTGACACTCAAATACTAAACATGTTCCAACCGCCCACTCGGAAGGATCGTATACAAACTTTATTCCAGATCTTTCCTTGATGTCGTTGTTAAGTCTTCCTTCCGCCATAACAAACAATCCTTTTGAGTTCTTTACAGTCTTCAACATGTTAAACATTACATGAAGGGCTTCGTTCGTTTTCCCTCCTTCGTTTGCTCCAATAAACCTGTGAAGACCAGCGCCAAGGCCCCCTCCTAAAACAGAATCCAGTATCATTGATCCGCTGGACACTAAATAGTCTTCAGCCCTTTCTTCTAGATTATAATGGTATTCCTTGTTTGACTTAAAGAATGCCTCTGTGAATTCCTTAGATCCGCTTTTGCTTTTTGATTTACTCATATAAAAAATCCCTCAACGTTTTTGTTTTATGCTCCAATATATCTTCGCCCGCTTTCTTCTTTGCGTCAATAAATTTATCTAGTTCTGGTGGCTTAAAGAGGAACTCCAAGTGTTTTTTGTTTAAATATTTTTTTCCTTCTTGAGTCCGAAAATATGTAAGGGAGCCTTTTAATTTAAAGGGCGGCTTAACCTTGCTAAGAAAATCTAAATCTCCTTTAAAGTTTTCGAATATCTCTGTGGCGACCGTCATCTCTAGCGCCCAATTAGACGCTTTAGATCCTTCCAGCATCCTTTCTACAAAGAGCCTCCTCTCTTCAAAATGCGGCTTAGGCGCTTTTTTAGGTGCGCGAGATTTTTTAGGTGCGCGAGATTTTTTTTTAGACGCGAACTTATGACCGCAAGCACACTTCTTTGTCGGACATCCCACTGCGGTCTTGCAAGAAGGACAGGTCTTTTTCCCCTTGGGCATAGGGCCACTATGTCCTTAAAGTTAAGCTCTGTCAAGAAATAAGGTTAAGATCGTGTCTAACCATTTTATCAACCAACCCAATAAAACTTGTTTTTGGTTTCCAGTTTAACTCTTTTCTGGCTCTGGTCGAATCTCCTAAAAGAAGATCTACTTCTGCTGGCCTATAAAATCGGGGATCTATCTCCATAAGCAAATAATCCTCATGGTAATATTTTGTGTCCTCTCCCGTTCCCTCCCATCTGCATAGTGATCTATGGAAGCCTGCAATATTAAAGGCTTCTTCGACAAACTCCTTGATGCTATGAGTTTCATTTGAAGAAAGAACGTAATCATCAGGTGAAAAAGGGGCTGGGCCATACCCACAGGAAAAGGCTGTTCTCGGAGGGGCTTGTTGATTAAGCATTCTCCAAATTCCGTCTACAAAATCTTCAGCATCGCTCCAGTCTCTTTTGGCCTCAATGTTCCCCAATCTAAGCGGCTCAAAAGATTCTTCTACAGCATACTCCTTGGTAATCCTAGCCACGTTTTGTGTGATCTTTCTGGTTACAAATTCTGAGCCGCGTCTAGTTCCTTCGTGATTAAAAAGCCACCCCTGAATAGCATATAAATCATAGGAATCTCTATAGACTTTTACCAGATGTCTAGCAGCGCACTTAGACGCCCCGTAAGGGCTTCTAGGTCTAAGGGGGTGTTCTTCTGTTTGGGGAGACGTTACTACGTCTCCGAACTCCTCTGAGCTGCCAGCATTGTAATACCTGCATTTTGGACAATGTTTTCTAATAGACTCTAGCTGGTGAAGAACCGCCATACAGTTCGTCTGCATGTGATTAACTGGCATCTCCCAACTTGTCCCCACAAAAGAATTCGCCGCAAAATTGATGAAATAGTCAGGCTTATGTTCTTTAATTGCCCTGTCTATGCTCTGGGGGTCAGTAACATCAAGGTCAACTAGTAAAAACCTCTCCTCGCCAGCAAGGTGCTCAATATTTTGATGGTTTTTTACACTTAATCTCCGCTCTCCCCCCATAATTCTATGGTCGGTATGCTTTAATAGATAGTCTGACATATGGCTTCCGTCTTGACCTGTGACTCCTGTGATAATTACTTTTTTCATTTTATAAAATTTTAACTGTATCTGAGTGAATTATGTTTTCATATGTTTCTCCATAGCGATCATATATAGCTTGATTTACCCACCAATCCTCAAAGGGTTTTAAGCCGTGGCCATCCTTTTGATTAGCTTCAATCCTTACATTTTTAAATAATAGTTTATATCCGTGCTCCGTTAGAAGTTTTCTAGAGTCTTCTACACAATTAACATCTTGATGATGGAGGTTCCAAGTATGCTCAAAGGTCATACATTTAAATTGTATGTCTGCTAATATCAGATTCTTTAAACAACTAAAGGAATCTTCGTCTATGTCCAGAGAAATATAATCTACTTCTTTAATTTCATGGGCCTTGAGAATATCTATAAACCCATCTGAAGAGGCGTCTACATTATAAGTAGTAGCCCTTCTCCCCTCTAGCTTCCAAGATTCCAGATGGGGTCCAATATCAAAAGCGAGACCATCCCATCCAATTTCCTCTAGTAGTTTGGTGTTATTTTCCTTAGACGGATGATCACACCCTATATCTAGAAAAAACCCATCTTCCCCAATAAGTTTTTTCGCGAAAAGGTCTTGGTGTTCTTTGCTATAAGAAGGATTCATTATATTTTCATTATGTTTCTTGACTAAAGCCTCTTCAAGCGTCGGGAGCGATATATCTCCAATTTTGTTGCTGAAAAGAGTTATTTGATTTTTATTTTTTGGTGTCCAGTTTTTACAAGACACAGCAGCCTTATAATACGATAAATCATAAAGACCCACCACAGGATGAGAAAAGGCTGATGCGGCCCAGATCATCCCTGTATCAGCGGCTACTAAAAACCTGCTTTGCAAGACCTTAATTACAGACTCGCTATAATTGCCTTCAAATTTTTCAAGCCCCTCTATTTGTTCTTCTTGGGGACCAGATATTTGAATAACTTTTAAATTATTTTTAATTCCAAATTGCTTAACTAATTCGATTTGTTCTATGGTGAGAGCCTTGGAATTTTGATGATTGCCTTCATTGTCAATTCTTCTTGATGAGCATATCGTTATGGTATTTTCTTTTTTTATCTCAGGCTTATTGAGCTTAAAGTCCATCTCTTCTTCTGCGGGACGCAGCAACTGATGCGCGACACAAACTTCTTCGGTTTGATGCCAATAATTATACCAATCGTATACTGTATGGGTTTGCATTGGGTGAAATAGGTGAAAATTATCCGTGCCGCATCCTTCTATTGCTTTTTGTAGATTAGCAGAATCCAGTTCAGTGGGCC